CGTCTTCAATAGCATCAGCTTTTACAGCTTTAGGTGATATTCCTAAACAAGTTGTCATTAGTAGATTAGTAACAGGTGAATATGATACGCTATTAGGCTCTTTCGAATCATCATCTGTTGATATTACTATAAATAAAGCAATAGTAACGTCATACATCGATTCTGAGCTATCTGAGAACCTATTGGCGACAGACAGTAAAGTCATTATCAAACAGTCAGATATAACAAGTAGTTTTTCAACGTCAGACTCTGTTAGTATAGATAATGTGACGTATAAAATCGTAAATATTGAGCAAGATCCTGTTAACTCTATTTGGATTATCCAAGTGAGGAATACGTGAGAGTACGAATCTCAAAATCTGAAGCTCAACTAGGTAAGGACTTAGAAGACGATTTAATAGGTTACATGAATGATGTAATGACTGAATTACAAGGTAAGTTACATACTAGAAACCCAGTGGACACAGGTTTTTCGTCTATGAATTGGAGTTTAACACGTGGTAGAGCTTATAATAACATTAGAGGTAGCAAAACAAATGTGCCAAGTAAAATGATCATTAGATTATTAACTAAAAAAGCAGAGGTTATGCATTTAACTAATAACGTTAAGTATTTACCTGCTTTGAATGATGGTTGGTCAGCGCAAGCACCAGCAGGTTGGGTTGATTTAGCTATAGCAGAGGTGCATTCTAAGTATGGGTTATGACACAGATAGAATAGCAATTGAATCCAGATTTAAGACGATTTGGGGTAATACAACTGACATTGCTTGGGATAATATAGATTTTAATCCTTCTGATGACACAGAATGGGTTAGAATAGCTATTGTACCAGGCGAAGAGCAATTCGTGTCTATGGGTAAGATGAGAAAAGTTGGAGTTATTATAATCCAAATTTTTGTACCTGAATTTAAAGGTTCAAAGAGGTCCAATGAACTGATAGATTTAACTACAAAAACTTGGCGTAACAAAGAGTTTAGTGGAATTAGATGCAGAGAAATAACTGTAAATAGATTAGGACAGTCTAATGGGTGGTTTCAAACAAATGTATCGATTCCTTTTTGGAAAGAGGAGTCACTATGAGTGCTTTACGAGTTAAAATAAGTAAAAATAACGTTGGACCTATCGAAGTAACTATTGATAGTTTGCCATCGTTTTTAAACAAAGGTTGGGAAGAAGTTGAAGTATCTCCGGTGGAGGAGTCAATAGAGGTTTCCCTTGAGTCTAAAATTGAAATTGAAGAAGAGGTAATTAAAGATGTCTAATCATATTGGAACAGCTGGCTCATTAAAGGTCGGCGCTTCATCTGCTACTACAGCAGTAGCAGAGTTAAGAACGTGGTCTATTGAGACTACAGCGGATACAATCGAAGATACAGCAATGGGCGGAAGTTCAGCTCGTACATACAAACCAGGTTTGACCAGTTGGTCAGGTTCTTGCGACTGTTGGTACGATGAAACAGATACAGGTCAAGATATATTTGTCGTTGGTGCCACAGCTGAAATTAAGTTATGGCCTGCGGGTGATGTAGGTTCAACTGACCCAGCATTTGAAGGATCAGTAGTCATTACTGGTGCATCATTTACAGCATCTGTAGACGGAATGGTTGAAGCAAGCTTCACTTTCCAAGGTACAGGCGCTTTAACTGAGTCAAATACTAATTAACAGTTTGCTGTAGATAAGGTTTACCTGAAAGTCGATTCCGAGTTCGATTTCTGCAGCAATTTATACTCGGGTTAAACTCGGAGATTTACTATGTCAGTTATTGATAACATGAAGGCTCACTTCTCAGATCAGGAAGTGAAGACCATTGAAGTTAAAGAATGGGGCGACGATGAAGGCCCTTTAAAGATTTTTGTTAAACCGTTTACGCTCGCAGAGCAAAAGAAGTTATATAGCATGTCTAAGAACGATGATATGGATATGTTAGCATACACTTTGATTATGAAAGCGTTAGATGCAGACGGAAATAAAATCTTTAACTTAGGTGATAAGCAAACCATTCTTAACCAGGTTGACCCGTTTGTTTTGGCTGACGTAGTAAGTAATATTACGCAATCCACATCAGTAGATGATCATTTGGGAAACTAAGAGCCGATCCATATAGACGTTCTGTCGTAGGTCTTGCGGATCGGTTACAAAGGTCAATAACTGAAGTAGAGAAATTTACTGTTGATGAATTCAATGAGTGGATAGCATATTTAACGTTACGACAAGAGGAAGAAAAGGGTGCCAAGTAAATTCAATATTGGAGTAAGCTTAAACCCCAGACAAGCGTTAAAGGGTTTAACCAAAATACGATCAGCATTTGGTGGAGTAGGTACAGAAGCTAAACGTTCAGGTTCGCTAATTAAGCGAACTATGGATAATAGTTCTAAAGCTATTGAACAAACTGCTGGTAACACTCGTAAACTCGCTAGCGCGATGAGTGGTCTCAGAGGATCTGTAGCAGCAGTAGCCGCTATAGCAGCGTCGACAATGTCGATCTTTGAGACAGGTGCAAAAATGGAGGCGTGGAGAAATTCACTCTCCGTTGTAACAGATAGCGCCAAAAACGCGGCTGACACTATCAAATGGTTAAAAGCAAATGCCCAAGAGTTGGGTATATCATTTGAAGGTTCAGTCGAATCCTTTCAAAAACTAGCTGCAGCAGCTAAAAATACATCTCTCAAAGGTTCTGAATTAAGACGAACGTTTAGAGCTGTGTCAGGAGCGGCTCGTGTTTTAGGTCTTGATGGTGAAGACCTTAGATTGATCATGTTCGCATTGACACAGATGATTTCAAAAGGTAAAGTATCGTCTGAGGAATTACGTAGGCAGATGGGTGAAAGATTCCCAGGTGCCATGCAGATCGCAGCAAGAGCAATTGGCAAGACAGACGACGAGTTTGAGAAGATGCTCAAGACCGGTAGTATCATCGCTGAAGACTTCATGCCTAAGTTCACAGACCAAATTGAGAAGGAATTTGGACCTGCTATGGCAAGTGCAGCTACGCAACCTTTAGCAGCTGTAGACAGATTAAAAAATGCTTGGTTTGACCTTAAAGTAACTATAGCTGACGCTGGGTTTATGAGATTAGTTGCAGATGCTATGGAAGGCATAGCTTCGGCCATGCGTAAGATTACACCTTTAATTAATGAGTTTGAAAGATTAGTTAAATTTGCTTGGAAAGGTTCTAACCTAGAGAAATTTTGGAAAGGTTTAAAAGAGAATTCTGACGGTGTTTTAGACGGATTAAAAGAGAAGTTTTGGGAAGTAATAAAGTTAATCCATGTTGCTTTTGGTCGAATAGGTACGGCGTCAAAAGAGTTATTCACTAAACTAGAACTACACATCAATAAACTTAAGATGAGTATGCTAGACTTTTTATCTCAGTTACCTGGTGTTACTAGCGCTGCTTTAGGTTTTGATGATAGTAAGTATGTAGGGTTTAAATCTACGTTAATGGCGGCTAATGGTCAACTATATAAATCTTTAGGTTTAATAGATGAGCAAAATTCAAAGTTAACTAAAAACGCATCAGATTGGGTCGCAAACGCTCGTAAGACTATGACAGCGGATGAGCTAAGAACGTCTAATGCAGAAAGAGATCATGATACGTACTTACATCTTTGGAACGATCAATTTCAAGCTGTTGCAAGACTAGACGGAAAACTTAAGAAATTAAAACCTAGTCCTACGTTCCAGTCAGATCTACAAAAGATTAAAGACGAATTCGATCAGATAAAAGAGAAAGCGAACATAGACAGTGCTAGTTTATTCGGTGATGGATTAGTTATAGGACCTATGGGCGGAGCTTCAGAACAAGCTTTCGCTTCAATGATGAAGTTAATCGAAAAGGCTGATGAGTTTAAACTTAAGATTGGTGAAATCACTGAATATGGTGTGGCATTTGGAGATAAATGGGCCGAAATGGCAGAGCAGTTTGGAACGCCTATGCAAAGAATAGGTGAACAAGTTGCAGAAATATTTGGACCAGGTGGCACGTTCTCTAAAGGTGTTGGAGATGCAGTAGCTAGTTCGATCTTACAGATGAATTCATTTAAAGACTCGATTAAAGCTGTTGGTAGAGCTATTATCCACGAGGTTATATCTAACTTAGTTCAAATAGGCGTTCAAATGGCTATGAACTACGCTAAACAACAAATACTAGGTACAGCGACTGTTGCAGCTACTACAGCAGCAGGAGTAGCAGGCGCAGCAGCTAGTGCAGCAGCTTGGGCACCT